CGCGGTCCATATTGCCCGGGTTGTTGTTCAGAAATCCTCGTGTCTGCCTAGGGTCCATATTGCCTCCACCACCTCCGCACCTGGTGGCGGAGCAGGAAATAGGCGGCGATGAGCGAGCAGATCGCAACGAACTGCCAGGTATGCGCGCTCATGAGCCACCGCGATTCCACCAGGCGCCCCACCACGCCTTGAAGGTCCCGATCGGATCGCTGCGGAACGCTGCAGCGAGGGCCAGCAGCCCACCGATCACATCCATGCCGACCACCGCCGTCAGGACTCCGACCGCAACGGTGGCCTTTGGTCCAAGGTTCAGCAGTTCAGCAATCGCCGCCCCTAGGTAAACCGCGAGTCCAAAGGCTGAGACAAAAGACACGACCTTCTGCTGGGGTGTCTGGTTCCTGGCGTAGCTCAAACCCAGGACCGCCCCGAAAGCGGCCGGTAGATAGTCCGCCACGTCGGACCAGGAGAGGCGATCGATCATCTAGAACGGACCTCGCGCTTTCCGCAGCATGGCTCAGGTGAATTGCCCCATGGCAACGACGCTCACCGCAACGCCTGTGGTGATCTTCCAGGCCCCGCTTGTGCTCTTGGCACCGATCCCGACTTTGAATGGCAACAGGCTCAAGACCGAAGAGGCGCCACCGACAAACACCGTGATCGCAGAGCCGCCGCCGTCGGCGATGCTCACCGCGCCAGGGCTGGTGGAGGCCGGCACTATCGTGAGATGGCTGAGATAGTCGCCGGTGCCACCGCCGCCGGGTCCGAGTACCGAGTTGCTCTGTGAGGCGGCGACCGCCTGGTACTGCGTCGAGTTGGCGAAAATCGGATAGTCGGGTGTTGCCATTGTTTGCTCCTGTCACCAGCCGCGCTGCGCGATGAATTTGTATTTCCACTTGTTGTTGGTGAGGACGACGTTGTCAGAAGTCGAAACATCAAACGGCATCGCTCCCCAAGCGGTTGTCACACCGGTACGCAGCTTTCCTGAATTTCTGCTGCTAGCGAGCGTATTTATCGTTTGATACGCGGTGTTCAGACCCGTCGTCGGGCCAATGATTTGGTCTCCGACAGCGTAGCCAGCTTCGGTCGTAATATTCTCGATCACGACCGCGGCCCGCCGCGGCGCCACGCCCAGGTTGTGATTGAAACTGGTGACGGTTTGGACTGCCGGCAGCGTATTGGTGAAGGCGCTCTCATATTGGCCGTTGAAGGCGTAGGGAGTAACACCGGTGATGTTGCCACCTGACGCAGTGATCTCGCCGAAGAAGACGATGTTGGCCTGGGGCGCGGTCGTGCCGTTCCCCATGTAGCCGCGCATCTCCGCGATGTTGAAAGAGAACTGCCCGTTGGCCGTGCTCGGCACACCACCCCACTGGTAGATCGGTGCGAGCGTCGTCGTTGCAGGCGTCATCACGCCGTTGGCGCCGATCGTGGCGTAGGCGTAGACCGTCGAGCCGTTGGTCGCCGTCCACGACAGGTTCGACGTCGTGTAGCCCGGCACGTTGACCGGCCGGCCGTCGGTGCTGAAACCGTTGGCAGCAGATGCGACCAGCGGATAAGTGCTGCTGAGGTTCTGCGTGGTCAGTGTCAGGCCGGCAACCGATGCGGGCCAGAAAACCGGCAAGCCGCTATTGTCGACCGGCCCGCAGATCACGGTCTGGCGGACGCCGCTGCCCAACGCGGCTGCCGCGGCTGTAGCGGTCGCCGTCTGCACGAAAGCGGTGCTGGCTGAGTCGGTACCTGAATCGCCTGCGGCGCGCGTCGGCGTCTTGAGGCGGCCGGTAGTAAAGTCGTTGGTGCCCGTGAAGGCGTTGGTGCCGCTGAAGGTGTTGTTGCCCGTCGCCGTATTGTTGCCGCCGAGGAAGAAGGCCTGCAGCGCCGTGCACGCCGCTGAAGCCGATGTCGCCTGCTGCAGGAAATTATTGAACAGCCAGGTCGCCACGCCAGCGAGCGAAGAGACCAACGTCGCCGCGTAGGGCTGGCCGCTGCCGTCGAAGGCCAGCACTGAATTGGCGCGCTGGGTGGCTATCGGCAGCTTGTTCAGGATTGTGCCGTCCGTCGGCGGAATCTGCAGGCTGCGCCCGGCCTGATCGACGAATCCCTGAACGATTGTAACAATGCGGTCGAGCGCCCGCTCGATCACCTGCGGCCACAAGGCGCCCTGGTTGGAAAGCGTGGTCGGCTGTGTGCCGGCCACGACACGCTGAATGGTGAAGGTGGTGCCGACAGCAATGGGGCTGCCCGGGTTGTAGGTGACGGTGCCGCCGCCCGGCCAGCCTGGCGAGGGAATCGCGGGCGCGCTGATCTGGTAGCCAGCAGGTGCAGGCCCAGGGCTAATCACCGTCGGGTTGCCGGTGCTGTCGGTGTAGGTGACGACCAGGTCGGCCTGGTCGCTGACATAAAACGCGAAGTCGAACGACGACTTGGTGCCGTCACCGCTATAGACGACGCGGGAAGATGTACTCGATATGGCCATACGCTACGCGACCTCTGGAGACTGTTATAACCCCGCGACCTCGATTCCACCTATTACGGTCATTAGAAGTCCGAGAGCCGGGAAAGCATTTCCATCGCTGAGGCTATCGCATGGGCTTCCTCGAAGGCGTGGAGGCGCCGGCCCGAGCGAACTCCACGGGCACGGACGCGGGCGGCGGCGACTCGGTGGGCGGCCCGCCAATCAGGCCAGAAAAACTCGGCGGGCATCTACAAAGCCCTTTTGACGCCGCCGAGCAGCGAGGAGCCGATGCTGAACGGCAGGTTCGCCATGGTATTGGCGGCGTCCGTGGCAAAGCGGTTGGCTTGGCCGCCATAGACTGTGGCCTGCACCTCGTAGCCATGTGCCTGCTGCTGGGCATTGTTGTAAATCGTCAACGCATCGCTCTCGCCGGCGCGAGCGGTGTCGCCCACGATGTCGAGTGGCGAGCCGGTGTTCACATCGCCGCCTTGGGCTGCGAGCGCGGCGCGTTGACTGCCTATGAGCTGTGCGGTCTTGAGCCGCTGGCGGTCCTCCCGCGCCAGCCCCTGCTGCAGCGTGTACTGCGCGTTCTGCTCGGCGACCTGCTGGTTCATCCGCGCGACCTGCGCCTGGTAGTTGGCTGTCCCGGACTGCTGTTGCGCCTGCTGGGACTGCCCAATAGCCGATAAGATTGTGCTGCCCGCTGTGGCAGCAAGAGCAGTTGCCGCAGCTACGCCTGACATGTGGGTTCCTTCCGCGAGACCAATTGCTCGAATTCATCGGTGAACTGGCGTTCGGCCTGGTCGACGCTCGCCGCATCGCTGGCAAAGAGCATAGTCAGGTGCAGATCGCTCTCGGCGACGAAGGCCTGCCTGCGCCCCGCCGCCGCAGGCACCACGTTGTAACCTTCGAGCCGCAGCGAGGCGCCGCCGATATAGACCAGGGCATCGCCATGGACGATTAGCAGAGTCGGTATCTTGATCAGCACGCCAGTGATGATAACCCCTGCGGGCACGAACACCGTGCGGGCATACAAGCCGGCATGAAGGATGTGCTCCGTGGGAATCGGAACCTGCGGCAGCTCGGCCATCGCAGCAGTGAGTTGGCGCACGTTGTCGATAGCCGCCTCGTCCATGGCGGGAATCACCGGATGCTGAACGGTCACGTCAGCCATCGCCGAGTCTCTTGAAGAAGATGCGGTTGGTCTCGGCGTAGCCGATGCGCGGCAGGACGTAGAACAGATCGCCCTCGAACGGCGCGCTCACCAGCAACCCAGGTGAGCCGAGTTCACGAGCCTTGTGCTCGGCCGCGCGTAGCAACCGCAGCCCGGCCCCGGTCTTGCGATGTGCCCGACCGACAAAGAAGCTCTCAGTGACGGCGACCATGGCGCTGTAGTGAGGCATCGGTGCCTTCAGCACGGTGATAAAGCCGATCAACTTGCCGTCCTTGTAGGCGGCGATGGGATGCAGGAGACCGTTAACCTCGAGTTGCCGGTAAGTCTCGGCCCTGGCCGCCGGCGCCGGCATCCCGTCGATCGCACATTCGGCACCGTACTCGGTCAGAAGCGCCCAGATATTCGGTGCTGCTTCGAGGTCGGCGATGGTAGCGGGAACGATTTCAATCACCGACCGAGACCTCCGGCACGATGGCTAGGATGGTGCAGGGCAGCGGGTAGCTCTGCCGGATGAACAGTCGGCCGCCGCGGTTCCATTCAGTCGGGATGTTGACCTGCCAGTCACCGCTGAACGGCTGCATCGGCGAGCCCAGAGTCTCCGAGGAGCGCTGCTTGACCTCGATCAGTTGCGGGACGCCGCCGGCCGAACCCATGGGCACCTCCTGCTCGATGCCGATCTGGATGCCGCGCGCATCCTTCACGCGGATGGTGGCCTGCGCGATCTTCTTCGGCTGGCCCTGCACGGTGCCGCCGTTGCTCGGAAGCTCGAGATCAAGGGTCACCAGGTCGGCGGCATAGGGAAGCCCGACCGTGACCTTGCTATAGGCACCATCGAGCGTCACCTGGGCGCCGGTGACGACCTGAGAGGGCACCACGGAACCATCGGCCAGGATGGCGACCGTCTTGCCCTCGAGGTGGCCGAGACCCGATACCGTCGTCACCGGCGCGCCGCTGTACTGCAGGCCGCAGTCGACGAACCAGGCATCGGCGATGGTGGCGAACACGCGGTCGACCATGCGCTCGACATAGCGCTTGGGGGCGCCACCGATCGTCCGGTTGACGATCAGGTAGACCGCGTCGATGTAGCCGCCTGCCCCATCGGGCTCGGGAATCGTGCAGACACTTTCAACGATGCCGTCGGTGACGTGGCGGTGCCAGGCGAAGACCTGGTGCTCGGTCATCCAGGTGAAGCCCAGCATGGTGCCGTCGGAGCGCACGCACCACACGACGCGGAACGGCTCCTCGGCGAACGCCCATTCCTGGATCTGGTATTGCGCCCCCGTGTCGTAAAGCAAGTGCTGGGAGAGCACACTCATGTCGGAGCTCTGGTACTGGTCCTGCAGCACATCGAACTCGAGCGCCCGCACGCGGCTGCCGCGCTCCTGCACGAACAGCAGATCCTTGCCGCTCCAGATCGGCGGCACATGGCTGGTGCCGTAGGTGCTCTGCAGCAGCGTCATGCACGATCCCGGCGTCAGCGCATTGGCCGAGGGGCCCGGCCAGCAGCGCCATTCGGCGCCCGACGTCATGACCAGCATGTTGGTCCCGGCCGGCACGAGGTGGCGGACTTCATTGACCTTGAGGCCTGTGAGGGCGCGCGTGATTGCGTCGTCGTCCTTGGTCGGGCTGCTGACGCTCATGTTGTTGAAGGCGCCCACCACCGAGAACCACAGCGTCTGCGGCAACGCCAGGGTCGCGGCGAAGACCTGGCGCTGCTGGTAGTAGGTCGAGCACTGAGGGAAGGTCGTCGGGTCCGACGTGACGGTCGGCGTCAGCACGCCGCCGCTGCCAGTGCCGTCGAACACCTGGACGAAAGGCGCCACGAAATACCAGAAATATCCGCTGCCCGGATTGCCGACCGTGCAGCCGACAATCGCGCCGCCCGACACCGAGAGGGAGAGTGTGGCGGCGATGGCGTAGCCCTCGGGCGCAGTCACGATCGCATACGCGCCGGCGTGGTATCCCGAACCGCCCGACAGGACAGTGGCGCTGTCGATGTGATAGGTGCCGGGTCCGTCCGGATTACTGGGATTGACGGGATCACCCGCGAAATTGAGCTGGATTGAAGCGCCGCTGCCGCCACCGTCCGAAACCTGCAGGCTCGTGTTCAGGCTGTAGTTGCGGCCCGGGGTGTTCACATCCACCGACGTGATGGCGCCGCCCGAGACGTGCGCCGTGAAGGTGGCGCCGGTGCCGGATTGGTCGATGGCAATCACGTTGGGCGAGCTGTAGCCCGAGCCGCCGTTCTTGACGGCGACCGCCGTGATCGTCCCCAGCCCGAAGGGGTTGCGCGCCTGCGGCGGCGTGTTGCCGACGTCGGGATTGAGATTGCTGTCGGTCCAGCTGTTGGTGTTGACTTGGGCGACGAAGCCGTAGATGGAGCCTTTCGCCTTATAGACGTTGTAGTTCGTGCAGCCGGCCACGGCCGTCCAGCTGAAGGATGAACCAGAACCGGAGACCGCGCTGGGCAGGCTCTCCTCGCCGTTACCGTCGTTGATGGCCGTCACCACAATGACCGATCCCGTCCCGGACGTGACCGTCAGGTTCTGCGGAGCCGGCGTGACCGGTGCGAAGGTGATCGCCGTCAGCTGCCACGCCGCGTGACCGGTACGGGTGAGCTTGCGCGGTGCGTACTTGGAGTGCGTGAGCGTCATGGTGTCGGCGCTCTGCACGTACTTCAGCGTCGGCAAGTCGGCGAGCGCATAGGGGGTAGCCAGCGTGAAGCGCACGCCCGATCCAGGGCTGGTCTCGACGAAGCCCCACGTGGTGCCGTTGAACATCACCACCTGCATGGTGAAGTCGCCGAACACCAACGCGTAGTTCTGGCCGGCAGGGCTCGCGCGGAAGCAGAACGGGATCAGCCGGTGGCGCTTGCTCGAGGCGTCGACCTCGCCAATGAAGCGGGTGCCCGGCCGGTTGCTGGCGCCGCCATGCGGATGAACGAGGACATTGAGCATCGTGCGCGCGCCGATGTGGAACTTCGCAATGTCGACGCGGCCGTACAGGAACGGCGACAGCTCGCCGGCGGCGAACGACGGTTGAATGAGGTTGGTGGTCATCGGCCGATCGCCTGGCAAGCCTGGCCGATCTCTAGCGTGCCGTCGTCGTAGCCGCGCGCGGTGAGGCTCTCCGGCAGGTAGGCGCGGTTGAGGGCCGAACCCTCGTTGGCAATCGCCGCGGCGGCGTCACGGATCGCGGCCTGGCGCATCTGCGCGAGCCGCACCAGGCGATCCTCCTTGCCCGTGAGCTCGACACAGACACGAAAAGCAAGGTCGTAGGCGAAGGCATCGGTGAAGCCCGCGTCCCAGCGCGACGGGTCAATCACGCGCGCAGTATAGATCGCGCTTAGCGGACTGGCGTTGGTCAGGATCACGTTGATAAAGGCGCCGCTCGAATCTTTATCGGCCGCGACCTCGCAGAACGTCTCGGGCAGCAGTAGGAGTGGCACATCGTTCAGGCGGCGGATGCGCACGCAGTCGACCGGCAGTGCGTATTTGTAGGCCCAGCGCGCCGGAGGGCTTTGCAGTTGGCCGAGCTGGCCGGTGATGCGCGCGAAGTTCCAGTCGAAGGCACGCAGCAGGCTGTCGCGCGCCAGGGCGAAATGCGTCGCGCAGGCGGTCGCTTCTGCCGAGCCCTCGTCGAGGCTTGCGATCTTGCTGCGCGTACCACAATGAGAGATGGCGGCGTTACAGATGTCACTGATCGAGGCCATACGCTACTCCGGCCAAAAGGAAGGATCGGAGGAGGACGTTCGCCCTCCTCCGTTACGTTCATTTCGGCTCAGGCCGCGTAGGCGCGGGCGTAAGCCGGCTGCAGGTCGAGCGACGGCACCAGGGACGCTTTCAGCACGCCGCCGGTCATGACCGCCGTGGCGATCACGTAGTTGAGGCGGATGAAGCGTAGCGTGCCGCCCGGCACCTCACCCGGCAGGAACTTGTAGCCCTGCACCAGCGACGCCACGGGAATGGCATCGGACTTGGCCAGCGTCGACCACGAGCCCGGCAAGCCGGAGCCGTTGTCGGGCGCGGTCTGGAACTGCACCTGCAGCGTCGCCGAGCCACCCGATGTAAAGGCGGTCGCGACTTGGCAGAGCAGCATCAGCTGGTCGGTCACCGCGCCGCCGATGTCGCGGGCGATGCCGAGGTCGATGATGTTGGTCGAAACCGTGCTGCCCAGCGCAGTCGGGGTATCGCCGGTGTCGGCCGAGAACTGGTTCTGTTTGTCCAAGAGCATGATGTTTCTCCGGGGTTTCGGCTCGGGTCAGACGACCCTCGCCTCCGCGTTGGTGATCTGGTCGCAGATGCGGATCGGGACGCCACGAAAGGCCGTGTAGGGCTTCGAATCGCGGGTCTCGATCGTCAGGAAGTTGTTGGTCTTGGCCATTGCCTGTGTGTCGAAGGCGGTGCGTACCGTGCGGTTGCAGTAGAATGAGAAGTTGACCTGGCCTGGCTTGGTGCCCGTGCCGCCGGCCGCACCCGGGGGCGGTGAGCTTCCCGCCGCGCTGATGAACGGCACTTTGTTCACGGCCGTGATCAGGAAGTTGATCAGGTTCGACGTGGTGACCGCGCCGGCCGTCACGTTGATGTTGGCGATGCGCACCACGAACCGCCAGTCGCGCACCGACAGCCCGCAGTCCCACTTGAAGTGCGTGCG